CTCGATGACCGAGGAGGAATTAAAAGACTTCTGCCTCCAGCCGGTTCAGGGGTGACACATGGGAAAAGATAGAGATGCAATAAAGGCCGTAGCCCGACAACTTCTTCAGGATGATATTCCGTCTTCCGGGGAAAACCCCGACATCAAGCCTGACGTTCTCGACATGCACGTTGACCAGGCCCTTGTCGAAGTCTCCGGGGTCTGCCCTTATATATACAGGGAAACCGTAGTGAGCGACGGCACAAGGGACATAAGCCTGAGCAGTATTACAAACTTGATCGGGGACAAGGTGGAGAAGGTTGAGTATCCCACTGGAAGCAGCCCCCCGGACTACATTCACGATTTCACCATCTTCGGGACCACTCTGAGACTGAACGCTGATACACCGACCTCGGGACAGAACATCTATCTCTATTGCCACAAGGTCCACACGTTGACCAAGGCGACCTCTACGCTTACGGCAGACCTGGAGAGGGTCCTAATTCAGGGCATCGTGGCTTACGCTGCACTGACCTGGCTGAATCAGATGCGATCTCAGATAGTCCCGTCTTCTAACAGGTGGTATCACGATTGGGCGAACAATCATTACGTCATTTACCAGAACGGCCTACGCCGTATAGCTCCAACAAAAGCGTGGGAGTTTTAGCATGCCAGGAGCAGGAACAAGCTCAGGAAGTAAGGTCATCGGGGAGACGGTAATTAGGGATGGAAGTGGCAACTTGCTGGTTCAGTTTAGCTCTCTAGATGCCGAGACACCTTGGGGCCAGAGGTTTCAGGCAGCAAGGGTTAAGTATGCCATGCTGAAACGGCGAGAGAGGATTCCACAGTTTCTAAGGACAGGAAAGTGTCCTTTCATAATAAAGATAATTTTCACTCTCATATTGGAGAGAAAACTAAAAAAGGAGGTAAATCATGGCTGAACGTTGTATTCCGACCGCACTTTTATACCAGAATGTAAGTAGGCATCTTGGGGCGCACGCATCAGCAACGGCATTTGCCTATCTGAGTTTATGTACAGAGTCTATGGCAGCTTTTAGTGTGGACACCACTGACTTTGCCAGTGAGCTTACCAGACAGGCAGTTACTCCAACCTATGAGACCATAGCTAAGACTGATGACACGATAGTGATGGCAAAGACAGCATGGACTCCAGGTGTTTCCACTGTCTATGGTGCGGGGATTTTTATCACTGTAACGGCAACTGATGCTAACTTGCAGGCTTTCCATGAGTGGGCTGCTTCGGTGACGTTTGAGGCGACCGACACTTTAACTCAAAGTATTAAGATACAATCCAAGCTAGGAACGTAATAGCAGGGGCTAGTCTGCCCTTGTCTATTTAGGTGAAACAATGGCTGAAGCAGTAATATATCCACCTACAATCACCACGCCTACTATTCACTTGTCCAACTGTCTATTGATAAGGAGCGAGAAGGATAATGGCGTTTACAGCTAGGACCGAGACATACTTCAACGCCTCGTCGTTAAGCGCCCCCTATGACGCCACCCACGACAAGCCGGCATCGACCGCAGAGGGGGATATACTATTCGCCCTTCTCTGCTGGTACGCCGCCAGCCCGCCTTCTATAGACTCCGTCCCCAGTGGCTGGAATCTCCTCGCTCTGCAGTCAGGAAGCGGCGGCGCGGACAGGTGGGCCCTTTACTACAAGGTCGCCGGTGCCAGCGAGCCGTCATCCTACACCTGGTCCTTCAGCGCATCCGCGAAGGTCAGAATAGTGTGTTCCTGCTACACCGCGGGCGACTTCAACCCCTCCGACCCCATAGACGTTGTATCAAACACTCTCTACCAAATCAGCGACGCCATCGTCCGGGCGGCAGCCATGACCGTGGCCAACGCCAACTCCCCCCTGGTGTTCTGGGCCAGCATCTATTCCACGGCCACCAAGTCATTCACAGAGCCGTCCAGCCCGGGCACCTGGGTCGAGGATGACGACACCTGGAACACAACCCCCGACTTCGGCAACGAAATATGCTCTCAGATATGGCCAGGCTCCGGAGACACGGGCGCCATGGATGCCACCTGCAGCGCCACCCTCACCGCCAAGCACGCCTTTGCTGTGGCATTGAATCCTGCTGGGGGGCAAAATTACCAACGCTCAGGCACAGCCCTGCTAGGCTTGTTAGGGTCTGGGACAAGGGGGTTAGGACTCACAAGAAGCAAGACAGGGTTACTTGGTCTGCTTCCGAGTGGGACAAGAAGTCTGGGTTTGTCCAGGTCTAATACGGCACTCTTAGGCTTGAAGGGGATTGCTTCCAGGACTATTGCTCTCACCAGGGTAAATACTGCCCTGCTGGGCTTGAAGGGGATTGGTTTGGCTGCTAGGCTAGGCACAATAAAGACGGACTGTCTAGATGAGAGCACTTGGTGGAATAGTCAGAGGAAGTTAGTAAGAACATCTGATGGAATCCTACATAGTGTCTACCATAGGATAGCGTTAGGATATTCTCATATCTTTCATAGTTACTCCAGTGATAAAGGACAGACCTGGACAGAAGAGGCTCTAACATCTGGAGATTATGGTCAGGCAGATGCAGCAATCGCAATAGATAGTCAAGATAATCTTCATGTTGTGTGGTATGGTTCCTCAGCTTCGTCACCATCTTATCTTCAGATAAGATACAGAAAATATGATGGGTCTTGGGGTGCTATAGTTGAACTAACATCTGAATCTTATCATCAATACACACCAAGCCTTGCGATAGGTAGCAATGACCATCTGCATATTGTCTGGCATGGTAGACATTCTGGGTCTCCCTCGTATGACCAAATCAGGTATATTAAGTATGACGGGTCATGGGGTACTATTGGGAATCTTACTTCTGGAAACTACCAGCAATCCTTTCCTGCAATAGGAATAGATGAAAATAATTACCTTCATGTAACTTGGCATGGAAAGCACTCTGGTTCAACAACTTATTACCAGATTAGATATGTGAAGTATACCGATTCTTGGCAAACAATAGAGAATTTGACCTCTGAAAGTTCAGACCAACGGAATCCTTGTGTAGCAGTAGACGGGAATGATTATATTCATATAGTCTGGCGAGGAAAGTATGCTGGCTCTCCAACCTATATACAGGTGAGATACAGGAAGTATACTAATTCTTGGCAGGCCAACGAAAATCTAACGGCTGATAGTTATAATCAATCAGTAGCCAGTATTGGAATAGATAAGAACGATTATCTTCATGTCATCTGGGTCGGAAGTCATCCAGGCTCTGCAGTCTATTATCAGGTTAGATACATTAAGTATACTGGTTCATGGGGGGAGATAAAAACTCTGACTAACGCTAACCAAGACCAATACTCCCCTATTGCAATATGGGCAAAGCATCCTGGCGGTAGGTTAATACCAAAGACTGAATTTGCCTTCATTTGGGTTGATGGTACTACTGTCAAATATTCTGCCAAGATTGAGCTTAGTTGGCTTGCTCACTATATCCGAAGCCGCACGGCTTTATTAGGTCTCTTATCTACTGGAACAAGGTCACTCGCCCTTAGTAGAAGCAATACCGCTCTACTGGGACTGAAAGGAATAGGAAGCAGGGTTCTTTCCTTAACTAGGCTGAAGACCGCCCTGCTTGGCTTGAAAGCTACGGCAACGAAGTCCATAGCCTTAACTCGCAGCCAGACAGCTTTGTTAGGTTTGAAAGCCACAGGGACAAGGACAATAGCAATAAGCCGTTCTAAGATAGCTCTACTTGGTTTACTTGGTACTGGCTCAAGGACGATAGCGATAACCCGTTCCGGTGTGGCGTTACTTGGTCTGAAAGCCACTGGCGTAGCTTCCACTGTTGGACATTACGTTAGAGAGGGTATTGCCTATTTAGGACTGGTGGCTACTGGAACGAGGTCGCTGGCTCTCACTAGAAGTAAAACGGCCTTGTTGGGGTTGAAAGGGGCAGGGACTCGTCTGGTCGCTTTGACGAGAGCTGGTACTGCGTTGCTGGGCCTCAAATCAACAGGGACAAGGGTTATCAGTTACACACGGATTCAGACGGCATTGTTGGGGCTGAAAACTACTGGCACCAGGACAATCGCTATCACCCGGGCTAAGACAGCACTATTGGGTTTGAAAGCCACCGGTCTGGCCGTCTTGCCCAGTCTTGGGAAGCTGGTGGTAAAAGTTGTGACTTTACAATACCGAAACATTATCGTGGGTACATATCAACACAGGCTTATTAAGATCATCACTTCCCAATATCGGAAAATCAGGACTCTACTTTTAGGAGAATAACATGGAATTAGTGGTAAAATTTCTGGCCAAATCAACAATCTGGGTGAGGGCGTATGTCTATGATTCAGGCGGCGCTCTGGTGGACCCGACTTCAATCAAGCTAACACTTGTGGATGCTCTTGAGGCAAAGAAGGTAGATGCTCTGGCTATGACGAAGAGCATAGTCGGTGTCTATGACTACTACTACAATGTCGCGGCAGCTCCTGCCGAAGGCTGGTGGAACGGAGAAGTGTGGACGGTAGATGGTGCTGGTGACACAGCCAAAAGCAGCGTTTGCGAATTTAGCGTTGAGGTCAGGGTAGGAATCTAGAAATGCGCACGCTTAGTTCTAGTTTAACCACAGTGCAGAAGGCAGGATTCGTCAAGGCACTAGTCAAGGTCGTCCTGACCTACGGAGCAACCACGTACACGTATGGAAAAGACAGAATCCTTGACATTAAAGAGAGGGGAAACGGCAATCTGCAATCCTGCGAATTAACATTAGACAATCACGATGGCACACTGACGGCCCTCGACTTGAGAGGGTATAAGGGGGTGTTGTCATTTGGAGCGATAACAAGTGCCGGCGAGGAGTATTCAGCCTGTGCGCCGATGTGGGTTATACCGCAGAGGTTTGATTCTACCGCCGATAAGTTGACCTGTATTCTTTCCATGGAAGGGATTTGCAACCTCATGGCCGAGGACAAGGCGAGTGCTTCTTATATCCCCGATGATACGGATACCAAGACAGTCAAGACGATAATCGGCGACATTCTCGGGGCTACGATAGCATGCTTCAATCACTGCACGGCTTATGATGTAGTCTGGGACAGCGAGGACGACTTAATTGATAGTTACAAGCCAAAGGATGGATTCAGGATTTACACTGGAAACAACCGGCTCTCAGCCGTTAACCGTTTATTGGATTACACAAAATGCGTGATGCGAGCCCAGAACGATGGCAAGATACACATATTTGTGCCCACGACTTCAGGTACTACGTATAATTATGAATATAGCCTGGACAGTGGGCAGCATCACTTTTTTGCCAAAGCGTTAAGAAACAGACTTACAATCCCCAACTATGTGAAGGTGCAGTCTCGAAGTGATGACTCGCCTGCTTATAGCGGGACTGCAACCGATAGTGATTCCTATGACAAGTTACCAAAAAAGGAATTTCGCCAGACTTATCTTGAGAGCGATGAACAGGCTGGCAAGATAGCCGCGGCGATACTAGCCAAGGCACAACTCTGGTGTGAGGCTGGCAGTGCCAGCGTGCCTATGAATCTTGGTGCCGAATCTTATGACTACGTGAAGGTCACTGACTCCCGGGAGGATGATTATAGAGTAGGCAACATTGGGACACTCACTCGATACTACACGGCGACAAAGAACCGATGGGAATTAACTTTCACGTTCGGTAATTGGCAGACAGTTAGGAAAGCTTTATCAGATTTGGGGATCACCAGCGATGATGTAGAAAACTACTTCTCTCGTCTCTCAGTGGGCGACCTCTATGTTGAGCATATCCTGGCTGACAACGTGGACTTCGTATGGATAGACCCGGACAACACGATTGACCTTTCCAAAATTGGGGATAATCTGGACAACCTTCCTGATGGGGAAACTTATGTCAGAACAAGGTCAATGCACCTGGACGCATCGGGTATCTATCTGGAGGAGAACACCCTCTATAGCCTGCGGGTTCCCGGGGAGGCAGACAAGAATCTAACGAAGGGCACTACAGCACCGACAGAGAAGGCTACCGGGGACATTTGGGTTGACACAAACTACACACCCAACAAAGTCAAGATGTGGACTGGCTCGGCATGGGTAGAATTAACAGCCGAGCAATTAGCAGCGTTTAATCGTGGCAGCATATTCAGAC